GACGAGTCGCATTACTGTAAGTCGTTGGATGCGCAGCGTACGAAGGCTGCGATCAAGGTCGCCAAGACAGCCCCGCCCGACGGTGTTGTTCTGTGTTTGACCGGAACCCCGGTCACCAACAAGCCTGCCGAGTATGCCGCACAACTGGAGATCCTGAACAAGATCGGCGACTTCGGAGGTAGATGGGGGTTTTACCGACGGTACTGCAATGCTTTCCGCGACAGGTTTGGTCAATGGAACATCGAAGGCCACTCAAATCTGGACGAACTCAACGAAAGGTTGCGTGGGAACTGCTACATCCGCCGCACCAAAGACCAAGTTTTGGACGAACTGCCGCCGGTCCGACATCACCGAATGGTGGTTGACGGGACTGTTGCGGGGATGAAGGAGTACCGGAAAGCGGAGCAGGACATCGTGGAGTATCTGATGGAACGCGCCCGGCAAATCGCTGAAGAACTCGGTTTGCCACCGGGGTCTGCCGCTGTTCGCGCCCGGATGCGTGCCGAAGGCAACGAACATTTGGTTCGGATCGGGGTTTTGCGCAAACTTGCGGCCCGAGCGAAGATGCCTGCTGTCACCGAACTTGTTGAGAGTTACCTGAATGAAGGCAAGAAGGTGGTGTTGGCCGCACATCACCGAGAGATTGTTGACGAACTCGCTTCGAAGTACGGAAACCTCAAGATCCAAGGTCAGATGAAAGTTGAGGAGGTTGAGCGACACAAGGCGGCGTTCCAAGACTTGCCCGCCTCGGAAGCCCCGTCGATTGTTTTGTCGATCCAAGCGGCGAAGACCGGTCACACGTTGACCGCCGCGCAGGATGTGGTGTTCGTGGAGTTGCCGTGGCACTGGGCGGACATCGAACAGACGTACTCGCGATGTCACCGGTTGGGTCAGAAAGGCTCAGTCACCGCGACGTTTGTGTTGTGCTCGGACACGATTGACGAACAGATGTTCGATCTGGTTGAGCAGAAACGTGAAGTTGTTGGTACTGCCGTGGACGGTTTTGCTGTGGCTTCGTCGTCGCAGGGCGTGTTGGACGGTTTCCTGAAACATCTTGGTTGACAGCCACGTAACTAGTGGTGTATCATTGTTCTCAACAAGTGAACCTCCTGCGCTTGTTGTTGAGAGAGTGAAAAACCCCGGCGGTCCTCCTTTCCCGCCGGGGTTTTTTACTGCCTGTTGCCATCCGCCGTAACACAATGGTAAACTTTCTGGGTACCTAAACAGCGGTGGGGACCGCACTCTTGCGCCGGGAGGCTTTGCCATGTCCACAATCATCCGAGGCTTATTCGCATTATTCTTCTCAGCAGCAGGTCTTCTGGGAACGCAGCGGGCAGCCGTAGAGATCGTCCAGATCAAACACCCAGAAGCCCCGGCACGAGTGTTGATTGATCCTCCTGTGATGGAGACCGTAAGTTCCGTTGTTCCAATCCCGATCCACTCGTACGAGATCAAACCGGAAGAGTCGTACGGTGATGAACGCCGCGAACAGATCAGCGAGTTCGATTGGTCAGAAGAAACAACTGCCGGGTTTGTACCTGAAGGTTTGACTGTGGATCCCGATTGGGATGCGGTGATGGCAGATCCCGCTCGCACCGAACCGTACTTGCCGCCTTACCGGGCTTCAGCACCGGAGTGGCGTTGCGACGGCTGGGTCGATCTTGCCCGCCGGGTCGGGTTCGCCGAGGAGGAACTGCCGAAGATCTCGTACACGATGTATCGGGAGTCCCGCTGCCGCCCGGATCAGCACAACCCGGATGATCCGATGGGCGGGTCGAACGGTCTTGTCCAGATCAACCAGTTCTGGTGTAAGCCGAGCAGGTATTGGCCGGAGGGTTGGCTACAGGCTCAAGGCATCTTGGAGCATTGCGACGAACTGTTTGATGCGGAGACGAATCTTCGTGCCGCGTTGGCGATCCGGAACAACTCTGGTTGGTCGCCGTGGGGTTTCAGTAAGTAAGTTGCCCCCGTCGGGCCGTTCCGGTCGTCCAACTTGACCAACTGTTGTTGGGTGTCGAACTCCACCCGACGGGAGCGTTGTTAGGTTACTGGTTTCACCACGAACGCCAACTGCGTCCCCAGCGAGGGCTGGTGGTTCGCAGGTAGCAGGCCCACACGGGGTGCCGTTCGTACAGCATTTCGGGGAGCAGTACGTGGACTGTGAAGTCGATGTGTTTGATGAATCGGCAGGGGGATCCGAACCAGTATCGGCTTTCGGGTTTCTGTTCGGTGCGTCGTGCCCGTTCGATGAGTGATCCGAGTCGGACATCCCATGGATCTACGCCGATGCGATCAACGATCATTCGGAAACCGATGTAGTAGTTCGCTATCACGTATCTAACTGTACAGGAACCCGACAGGTATGTCAACTAGATTTGTGAAACTTTCGTTGACACCCACGCCGATCCATCCCACCACACAATCCGACGAACACCAGAAGCCTCAACCGCAGGAAGACACCGGCGACACGGAAACGAAGGCAACAACCGACCACGCGCCCCCAAACGAGCAACATAGATCGTGCCACCCCTCGCAGTCCCGCCCAACTTTTTTAGCGCAGCGATCTCGGCGTGGACCGAAGCATCCAGATGACCGAGCCGGGGATGGTTGCGTTCCCGGTTTGCTGCCGCAGCCGCTTTCTTGCCGGACACCACGACGAGCGCACCGACCCTGACTTTGAGCCGTGACTGTCGTGCCGCTTTGATGGCGCGGGCGATCCGCGAGAAGTCGTTGGAACTGAGGTTCCGGTTGCTGATGCCGGGTCGTGGTGCGTTAGTTCGCATAGTTCGCACCCAGTATGGCCCGTTGTTCCAGAAAGAGCAAAGCCCCCGCCGTGCGTCGGCTGGGGGCTTCGCCCTTGGTGGGGTGATGCCGCTGGGAAGGCGGCGAATCGCACCCTAGCATCATGGTTCCGGGTGTGGGGGAACAAGAAAGAACCCCCACCCGAAGGCAGGGGTTCTTCATCCGACAGGTAACCCCTCTATGGGGGAAGAGGTTGACAACGTGGTTACTCTGTCGGAGTCCAATGTTCGACTACCCATGTGAGAGTTTCCTCTGGTACATGGTTTTTGTAGAACGGATCCAGTTCGGTGTTGCGGATCTGTTCGGCTAGATCTTGCCGGAACGACCAGAGGGTGTTGAAGAACACTTGTCCGAGTCGTGCCGAGGAGTCCAACTGTTTGACGTATTCCCATTGTGGGATACACGTGCCGTAGTAGAAGTCCTCAAACGAGTTTGGTGTGAACGTCATTCGGCCCACCACCAGTTGCCGTGATCGTCAATGTTGACGTTCTCCGGAAGGTCGCAGTTGTATCCGGCAATCCACGACATGTCGTCGCTGGTTGTGGTGTAGGTGAAATCTCCGTGGAGTTCGATCGGACAGTTCGCCCCTACTTTGGCGGCCATCCCCAAGAACATCGCCCAGATGACGAAGGTGAGGATGGAGCCCCAGAAGGCGCACCGGACAATGAATCGGATGGTGTAGTAGTTGATGCTTCGTGTTGTCATGAGTGTTAGTGTAATCCGTATGGACGAGAATGTCAACACCATTTTGGGGGTTCCTGAAGAACTCATGTCGCTGTGCCAGATCGCGGCTGTAGCCGATGACGAGGTGGCCGACATCATGCCTCCGTTGGACATCGCACAGATCGTGCTGACACCGGACAGGATCGAAGCCGATCAGAAGTATCTGGACGAGTGGCTGGCGAACAGGGAACGACTTTGGGAAAAGGCCGAGGAACTGTACGCCCAACTCCCAGAACCTGAGCCGAACAACTTGCCGCTGTGGATGACCGAGAAGTGGGCGTTGCCGATCCAGTCTCGTTGGGGTGCGGGGCTGTCGGGGGCGATCATGGCGGCGGAAGAGTGGCTGGCAAACCAGTAAATCTGAAGGCGGCCCCACGCCAACCGATCGTTGAGATAAACCGAACCGGGTCTTGGGGTCGGGTTGAATACCATCACCTGTTGGAGTGCGGACATACCGAGATCCGTAAACGTGCTGCCGGGTCTACAACTTTGTCGTGTTCCGGGTGTGTGCTTGCCGCGCAACATGAGGCTCAACAGTCCCGCGAAGTGGTGTTGCCTGATGCGGCGGATGATCTGCTTGACCGGATCGGGTCGGAGATGGCGGCGTCTGAGCGGACTGCGGCACAGGTGCGTGCCGGGTTGTCTGCCCGTTTGGGTGTGCCACCGGAAGCGGTTGATGTGGCTACTGATGTTGATGAAGAGGGCCGGATGCGTGTGTCGTACGCGGTGATCCTGCTGTCGGTTGATGAGATTGCCCGACTGATTCGTTGACGGGCATGAAAAAAGCCGGAGCGATTTCTCACTCCGGCTTTCTTCTGCCTTTTGGTCAAGCCCAACCGGTTGCTAGTGCCCAAGCGGCGTCTTCGGGATCTCCTCCGCTCATCACGAAGTCCATCATGCGTT